GATCCAGTTGGAATTGCAATGTCCGTTCTGACCAATCCTAGATAAGCATCATAACTGGCACTTGTTCCAATTGGCTGATCTCCACCTGTAGCCTTTACTTCGTAGTACCACTTACCTGTCATGGGTAAAGCTGGTGCAGTAACATAGGTCGAAAAATTAGACGCTCCAGTAAACGACAAATTACCATTTGTTAATGTGTCGGTAGCTGCCAGGGGAGATAACGTCCAATAGTTTCCAACATTAGTAGCAGCATCATCTGCTGGACGATCAAGAACAGAGTTAGCAGTACCCATATTAACAGAAGTAAAGCTATTATCAGTACCACCACTACTAACATCATTACCTAAATCTGAAGAGTCAGCAAAATCTAACCAGAAACCATTAGTTCCTTTATTTGCTGTAATAATATCTGTTGGGTCTTTTGGCACCCATAGACCATTTGAATTTTCCGTTGCAAAATCTGACGGTAAAGCAGCATACCCATCTAGCCGAACAAAGTCAGATAGATAAATATCTGCATACCAGTAACCACCTGCTATAGATGCAATACCTATAGTTTCTGCTGTACCTGACGTAGCCCACTGTGGAACATCAGAAGTTGCTGGATAAGTTTCGGTTCCAAAAGAACTTACTCTAACACCATTTCGATATATTTGTCCTCTTTCAGATGATAGATTATTTGTAAAATCCCATACCACACACCAATGATACCAAGCTGTAGGATCACGAAATACTACAGATGTTTGTAAATCAAGTTTATTTCCACCACTAACCTGTGTAGCTACCCGTAATTTACCTTCACCACCACCATTAAAATCTATATACGAATGGTTTGAATCATCGGCCCATGCAGCTATAGCAGCACAACCTGCTCCAGAAGTAAATTCATTGATCTTAGCCCAAAAAGAAAATGTTTGTACCTTTGGGGTTCCTGTTGACGATGGGGTTCTATGAAGATACTCATCAGTACCATTCAGTTGAATAGCCCCTGCTGGAACATAAACTGCTTCACCTGCTGTCCCACTAGTTAAACTAAAAGGTTTTTGTATAAACATAAATAATTTGCCTTATTAAGAATCTTTAAAATCTGTCTTCATTTCCGCATCAATATTAGTTACGCATAAGTCTCCTGAAACTGTACGAACATTATAAGATATAATATCCACAGCATTGGCAGCAACGGTAGCAGTAGGAGCCGTTCCTCCACTAAAGTTCCAACAACTTACATAAGAAAGAGTATGGTTTCCTGATCCATCTTGATAAACATAAATTAAACCACTCTGTCCTTCTCTTCCTTTTTTAGGAAAATCTAAAACTCCATTACCAGTAAGAGTTACAAAGAAATTATTACTTTCATCTAATGAAAGAAAGATACTGGCAGCATAAGCAACACTATAAGGAACAGCATACGCACGACCTGACGAAACTTTAATGGAGCTATTAGATTCGATAAGGCTTGTGTGTGTTTTTGCACCTGTAATACTTTGATCTGCGGCAAGTTGATCATAACGCAAATCAGCTAAAGATGTATCAGGAATATTAGTAGCACATACTCCAATAGTACGTTGGGCTGCATTTCCTGTTACAGGATTAACGGACGTACCATTACAATAAAGTTGAGTAACATATCCTTGGTCTACCGCTGTACCACTATCACCTCCTCCTGTCACTTTAAACGTGCAGGAAAAAGAACCAGAACTACTATTAATAATAGTATACTCTCTACTTGCTGCTGGAACTTCCAAAGCTTTAGCAGAAGTAAGAGTTCCCTTTAGCTCTATTATTTTATTTCGTCCACGGCTAACTGCACCATCTTCCACACTTAAAATAATAGGACCATTTATATCTACAGATACAGAAGTATAACCAGCGATTGCTTGATCAGCTACCGAAAATACTTCTGAGTTAAGAACACTACCCCAAGTATTAGCATTCGACCCAGTAGCCTGTTTGTTCATTTTTATTCGACTTGTATAACCCATTAGTTTGCTCCATCAATTAATGTGTCAGGCCCACCAGCGGGGGAATTAGGTTTAGACATATCATCCCTCCGATTCCGTCTAGCTTCATTGACTATTGTTATAATCTCTCTTTGATATTGTTGATCCCAAATTTGGACCGCTGATGCATTTTTATTAAAGTAACACGCCTCTATCATACTAGCATAAAACAAGGCATTCTCACAAAAAGTTGTATAATAATTTGTTTCGTTTCCAACACTTAAAGTAGAAGGTTGGACTATAATTTCTATCTCTGTATTAAATGCTGAGACAGGTGCAGGAGCCATAAGAATTTGATCCTGCATAAAATGAGAATAATACTTAGGCATTCCTACTGAATTTCTTACAGGCCAATAGTCCTCAAGATATTCTTTAGTACGTACTAGTAGACTAATACGGGTGTTAGGTCCAACAACCTTTCCGTTATCCATTGTAGTAATAGCAGAAGTAAGATAGTTAACATTTTTTACAATCAAGTTAGTAGAAGGAATAGCTAAGAAAGCTTCTCCTTTAGTAAAGTTACTAGTAAAGTATTGAGTTAAGCCATGTGTATCCATTTCACGAGTAAGACGTAGTTCAGCCCTACGAATAAAATCAGGAACAGCACTTTCAAATTCACTACTGTTATCTTCCATAGTGTCCATAATCTGTTGCACTAGACTACTATATGTTATTGCCGCCATTTTAAGCTGCCCTTCCTAATTCTCGTGTCCATGTTTCTGTAGTAGACCCACCAGTTTCTTTTGTCCAAGCCCATAAAGGATATTGTTCTGGATTTACATGCCAAGTAGATTGTACTCCTACTAAGGTAGTTCCATTATCTCCTGTAGCTACTAGTGTTCCTGTCTCAAATTCAGCAACTAGAGAAGTAAGAGTTACATTTGAATCAGCACTAGTAGTTATATTTCCTAGAGCAAAAGTTGATTCCAACCCTGTTAATGTAAAGTTACCTTTACCTGAAACAGTTAAAGTTCCTAACTGATATGTAGCTCCTTGACCTGTAGGTACAACTTCTGCTTCTCCTCTGAAAAGCATAATACCATGATCAAAGTTAGCTTGTAGTTGATTACCTAGATGAGTTAAAGTTACTTCAGCGGCTGCACTAGCTACAGGAGTTCCTAGAGAAAATGTAGACTGTACTCCTGTTAATGTAAAGTTAGCTTTACCTGAGAAGGTGAATGTACCTAAACTATAGGTTGCTTCTTGCCCTGTTAGAGTAAGATTAGCTTTACCTGTAACAACGGGAGTTCCTAAAGCAAAAGTAGATTCTACACCTGTTGGTGTAAAATTAACTGATGCACTCCCATGTCCGTAGGTAAGTTCACCATATTCATTATAACCGTAACCAATCCATCCCATAAGATAAAACCTTTATGGATATAATTAAGCTAGTCGAACAATAGAAGTAGTTGCTCCTGCTGCTGGCATAGTAATTACAAAGTCACCTGCCGTAGCTGTCTTGGTTCCACCAAAATCAATTACTGCTATAGTACGGTTAGCGGTAGAAGTTGAGGTGTTATATATCAAACAACCGGCAGCAGCAAAGGTAGCTGATGCCCAAGTCTGATTGGCAAATTGCATGTATGCAACACTACCAGCAGTAGACACACTAAGAACAGTACAAATATTTCCACCTGTGGTATAGTTCGTAGTTGTACCTCCAGAAATCTCACCTGTTGTTTTATAAATAGAAGTACCATTACTTAATGAAGTACCACTAGAGAATAGAGCAATTTTAAAACCTGCATATCCAGGAGCGATACTAGGAACACTTCCTTTCATTGCAAGTTCTTTCCACCTAATTGCAATTCCTGACGAAATAGCCATTTTTATTTTTCCTTCTTAATCTAACTTGATGTGAACATAGCAACACTAGTTTGGATAGCTGTAGTCATACTAGGTGTCCATGTTGCGTTACCTACTGTTGCTAGGGGTCGATCTGGCCTAGCGTCTTTTAATACAATAAATCCCGAAATACGTGGAGATTTATTTTGAGGATGGCTTTTAATAGTAAATTGTCCATCCCCTTCTCCCGGTCCTACTACAAACCCGGTATCTTCTACAATCCTATCTCTATATCTAAATCTAAACCCACTTTTATCTGATATAAAATAAGATTTAATTTCTCCTCCTGTCCCACTACCCGCCATACAATTATACTCTAAAGGCAGGTCTTAATATAAACCCGGCTCTTTCTCTATCTGCTAACATAGCATTCTTAAAAATTTCATCGTAAGCTGCTTTAAGTAGAGCAATACGAGCGTCAGGAACACCAGGACGTTTAAGAGACATCTTATAAGCTAACCCTGAAACAAGGGCTGGAAGCATAAACGTAGGTACATCAGCGTTAATAGTAGCACTGTTATTATCCTCAGTATACCCAAAATACCAATACCTTATGTTGTAGGATCGCCCTGCTTCAGGGATAGGCCAGTAGTACATTACTGGTCCTGTACGTTCATGTTTAATTGCATATTGAATTGGTTTACCTGTCGTATATTTAGTAGGAAGTTTTTCATATTCTTCCATTGTTATACGATTCATTTCAATATCAGTCTCATCATCTCGTGATGTAGCAATTAAAACATCAATAGCTTTTGTATTTAAGACTTCATAATTCTTTCTAAAAGTAAGAGCTAAGTTATCATTTAAAGTTTGATTAGAAGATAATATTAAATTATTCTGGTCCGTCACAGTTGAAACTGTAGGACTAGTTCCTATAACTCCATTAATATCATTAGTAAAAGTAAGTGTAACATTATCAGCAAGAGTTTGAATAGTGCTTAAAGTAACCGTTCCAGACCCACTAGTTATATTTGAATTACTAACAGTAGGACCAATTCCCGTAGTTCCATTTATTCCTGTGCCAGAAACTACCATATTATTAACAATAGTTCCACTTACACCGTCTACTGTTATTTCCGTTCCAGTTTGATTTGTATTAACTACTGCTGTTGCTGTGGTTTCTCCTGCGGTAATAAACATATCTTTATAGATTAACCCGGAATTACTATCTACAACTACATTAGCAGAATCAGTAACATTACCGTTTACATTAGCTGTAGATACAGGGGAAGGAACAAAACTATCAAGATCAGTTTTCCATAAAGAATAACCTTGTGTTTGCCATTCCCTTAGAAGTAAATCTATAGTACGTCTAGCTTGACGAGGTTCATCACCAAGAATAGCTTCACCACCAATTTGTAGTAAAGCTTCCTCGACAATCTCATCTAAGTTGAGGTTGAAATTTGTGGTTCCTGATAAAGCCATGACACTTTAAAACGCTGTCATAAATAACTTAATATGTGCATCTGCACAAACATATACACCGTTATCAAATTTAATACCAGTATTCCCACTATAAGTCTGGGTAAATGAACTAGCTCCACCTGTCACTGAACTTAACTCTTTAAATTCCATAATTTGAGTTCCTACAGAACCATCAGATGCAAGGTTATACATAGTAAATCCTTGATCGTCAGCGGCACCTTTATTCATTACAGTAAAACCAGCAATACGTGTAGAGTTAGTAGTAACAGTTCCAGTAGCAGTTACTGTGTATGGTGTGAGATTAATAGCTCCACTCATAATATAAATTCCTCTTTAGGTTAGTATACCATATAGTTAGGGGTATATAAAAAAGGTGACGGCAAAGATTTAAGAGCCTTATAAACCTCTGCCGCCACAACATAGTTAGTAAAATGGTTTAGTGTCTATTATTAGACTTCAGCACCAAACCACTGCCTCCAATCGGACCAACCAAAGCTATAACGCTCACGGGCTTTATAACGCAAGTTACCGGTATCAAAATCAGGCTCCATCTTGGTAGCAAGAGGCATACGAGTAAACATCTTCGTACCATTGGGAACATCCGTTTTGATAAACCAGTTCGTTGCACTGCTAAAGCGGCGGTTAACGAAAAAGCCTTGAGGTAGTAGACCCATATTTGGAATCGGGTTAAGATCGTTAGGAGCATAATGTCCTGTCGGATACGAAACCGTACCATGAGGTAGGCCAGCCGAATTAAGAAGCATATCAGCTTCCATTGCCAAGTCCGGGGGAATATGGACAGACATAGCAGACGCAGCTACCATGATGCCCCGATCATCCTTGATCTTGGAAATATTGGTAATAGCTGTTTCCAACGTAGTCATGGAAATAGCCGCCGTACCAATTTTGTTACTTTGATTGCCATCACCTACGGTTGGGTGTGCAGTAGAAATAAGAGCTACTCCATCCCCTCCAAGGTACGTAGCAGAAAAAGCGTTATTGAAAGTATTAGCGGCTTTG